GATCATTAATAGTAGGTTTAATTGGTCTAACACCACCAGGTAAGACACTAGAAATCTTTTCACCAATCTTTTGACCAGCAACAAAAGGAATCCTACCTGCTATGTTAAATCCAGGCATAGCTGCACCAGCAGCCGTAGCTGCTGCTACTTTCAAAGGTTCAATTGTTCCTGTTTCAGCGTATTGAGTACCAGCTTCAATACCACCCTGTAAACCACCAGATACAGTACGTTGTCCAATAGGACTAGCAACAAACTTAGCAGCCCTACTAGCACCTTCAGACACAGCACTAACAGCAGTTCTGGGAGACATGCCAGCCATACCTACACCTAATTCAGTTACAAATGTAGATGTTGGATATGCTTCTTTTTCTATTTGACGTTGTGCATAATCTTCGGGAGCAAATGTTTTGTGCATCAAGTCTTGAACTTTTTTAGCAGCACCAGATGCAACCATTGCTCCACCAAATCCACCACCAAGCACAACAGCTCCCCCAACAATAGGAGCAAAAGGAGCACCAATACCCGTGGCTGCTGTAGCAGCAGCAGCACTAGCAGCATATGGAGCAGCTATAGCCATACCAGCACCAAAGCCAGCTAAACCAGCACCAGTAGGAACAATTGCTTCTCCACCAGTACGATATATGTTTCTTCCAAGTCTACTTGCAGCATCGCTTGTAGAACCTGATTGCAAACCAGGTTTAGAGTACATACCAAAAGCAGCACCACCCTCACCCTCAATAATAGGAGTAGTTGAAGGTCTAGCTTCTGGTTCTTTAGGTATCAAATCATCAAAAGAAATATTAGCTTCTTTGGAAGAACTTGCTTTGCTTGGGATCAAATCATCAAAAGAAATGTTTGTCCCTTTACTTGGAGTTGATGATCCTCGTTGTTTGGTTGGGATAAGATCGTCAAAAGAAATGTCAGTAGCCATACATTACTCCTTGAGCTTAACACCAGCTGCTCTAAGCCGTTTTATAACTTCTTCACGATTAGCCCCCTTTTTAACAGCTTCGTTAGCCGCATCAATAGCCGCATCATTTTGTGCTTGAGTTAACTTGACAGGTTGGTTGTTACTAGTAGCAGCAGCCCCACCCCCTTTAGACTTTTCTTTAGCAGCACTTACAGCTTCAGGGATGGTAGAAAAACTATCATACTTAGCACCAGAAGCCAAAGCATTTTCAACAGCAGTTTCTTCGTTAACCACTTTACCTTTCCACAAAGATGGAATGTTAGTAGGTTTACCCCCGTTTAGTTTAGGATTAGTAACTGTGATACTTAGTTCCGTAGAGTAACTACCATTAGCATTTTTAACAGCAGGATACCCATCATGGGTTTTAGCATTAGTAGGCATCCCCCCTTTAGCAGAAGAAGAAATCTTGCCTTCAACTACTTTACCAGCAGATTTGTCTTCAATGTTAATGGGTGTTGCTTTAGCAGGAGTTTCTTCTCCGTACAACTCAAGTTCTTTTTTAAGATTGTCTAAGATGCTATCCTTACCTGGAAAGTTAGGAGCAGTGGTAGTTAAAGTAATTTCTTTTTTAATTTGGTCACGTTTAAAATTATCACGCTCTGTAACAGCTTTTTGATAGTTAGCTTTTTCAGCAGCATCAAAGAACCAAGTTTTATCAAGCTTAGCTTCAGCATCAGATACTTTTTTATCTAAAGCCTCTAGAGGTTTTTTAGCAGATTTTTCAACAGCTTCTATAGCCCTATTGTAAGTAGTCCATGCTAAACGATCTTCTTTATTATCAGCAGTATTAGAATCACTGCCTACCATTCTGCGATTAAGCAAACCATTTTGACGAATAATTTCTATGCGTTCACGAGACTCAGCAAGAACTCTGGTTTTTTCAACTTCAATATCTTTAAGTTGTTTAGCCATTTGTCCTTTGGCATTAAGCATAAGATTTTTGGCTGCTTCTTTTTTTTCAGCGCCAGTCATGTTGCTCCAGTTTTCTTCCCCAATCTGAGATACAAGAGCTTTTTTGTTAGCTTCTGGAAGACGATCTACAAACTCTTGTACCTTATCATCAGGCAGAGCAGCAATAACACCATAAGCATTACCCACTTCTTGAGCTTGCTGGTCCAATTGTTTTTGTCTGACAGCTATTTGTCTTGATTCAAGCAACTCAGCAGCAGCTAAGTTTGTTTTTAAATTTTCAACATTTCCAGACTGGGCATCAAGCATAGCTGCCATACGCAACTTTTCAGGATCACTAGCAGCTTTAAATTCAGGACTATCTGATAAAACTTTGAGACTAGCTTTAGATGCTTCAGAAGATTTAAAATTAGTATCAGTAACCAAGTTACTTAATCTAGTTTTTTCTAAAGTCTGTTGGTCTTGTTCTTGTTGTAAAGCTAATGCTTGTGGAGCATAGGAAGCTTTAAGACGATCTTGTTCTAGTTTAAGACGATCTTGCTGTAGCTTAAGTGTTCAACAGCAGCATCAGTTTGTTGTTGCACATAAGGTGCAGCAGCCATGCTTTGCTGAAGTTGTAAAGCTGCTTGTCCACCAGCAGCCGCATCGGTCATTAGGTATGCCACAATTAATACCCCCCACCTGGCTGCATAGGTATATTGTTATACCCATAACCACCAGATGCATATTGATTAAATCCTAGATCACTATATCCATAGGGTGCAGCCATTTGTGCAGCATTACCAGCAACACTGTACCCCGCAGGAGTTCCAAATTGACCACCAAGACCAGAAAGACCTGTAGAAAGAGCGCCTAGACCTTGCATAAAGCCAGTTTGATTTTGACCAGCTTGAGCTAAACCAAGTCTAGCTGCTTCAGATGGGGCATAACCTGCACCACTACCTGTAGCAAGCCGATTAAGATAATCGGTCATAAAGCCATAGTAGCCTTGTTGACCAATGCCTTGAAGAGCCATTTGTTCATTGCCAGAATATAATATTCCAGACTTAGCTCCAGAACGTTTAGAAGCTTCCATAGCAGGATTTAATACACCACTTTCAAACTGACTGTATCCTGGCATTTTGGTGGGGTCTAATGTGCTACCACTAGTTAGAGCACCGCTATACATAGCAGCAAGGTTGCCTCTATAAGGAGCAAAAGGATCAGCAGCAGTTTGTGCTTCAGCACCTGTAGCACTAGACCCAGGACCAATTCCAAGAGCTTTACTTACTGCACCACCAGTGAGTGAGTTAATACCTGAAGCAATACCTACAGCTGCACCAATACTACCTAATGTGGTTCCACCAAAAAACCCAGCAGCACTTCCAGCACCAGTTGCAGTTCCAGCGCCCGCAGCACCCGCACCCGCCGCACCCGCAGCACCAGCAGTACCAGTTGCAGCACCAGCCCCCATATATTCCGCTGCCAAAGGAATCCCGTAATACGCTGCAACTGCGGCGGCGGCATCTCGCCCACCAGACGACCAAGCATCACTAACAGCTTTTGCTGGACTGTTAGCAACTGTTGATATAGTGTTGGATACAGTGTTTACTGGATTGGCTATAAAGTTGGCAAGAACACCTTGTGGTTGACTTGTATTTCCAGACGTACCAATAGTTTCGGATATAGGATTGGTTATTGCGGCAATTGGATTGCTAAAAAAATCGTTAAAAAAACCCATGTTATTCTCCTTAAATTACTTCACAGCCACTGACGTATTTGGTCCAAGATTATCTCCTGTAACGTCCACCACCAACTTCTTGCTCTTGATCCATCTCACCTATTCTGAAATCTACTTCAACATTGTCTAAACGAAGAGGAACATTACTAATACACAAAAACTCCCAAGCTCTACGTCTATCTGACCCACTAAGGTAGACCTGTGATCTAGAAGCATTGAGGTTTATAGGTCTGTAACTAGACCAGTTGTTATAGTCATCTCCAGTATGACGAACTTGCATAATTCCTGCAACTTTATCTCCAATAATTTCTAACCTTCCATAGAACTTACGTTTAGTAACTCCATTGTCTATGATGTCTGTAACTGCTCTACAGTAGATTGGTTGTCCATAATCTTGGTATGTACCAGCATCAAAATAGTACAGAGTTGCTGTGTCATCATCTAAACAGTATGCAACACTGTTAAGTGATGCAAAAAATGTAGGACGAAAGTAAGATTCTTGATACGTACCTGGATAAGGTTGATCATTAGATTGCAAAGAAAACTGGGTCCATGTGTACCACATTTTTTCAGTAATGTCATACACCAAAGTTTTTTGACTGTTTTCAAGAGTCAAAATATATAGAGTGTGTCCATCTATGGTGTAGCAGTAGGC